GTTAAAGCCTTCTATTAAGTTCAAAGAGTCAACAGCCACCAAGTCAAACACAGGCGCGCCGTTTATACTTTCTCTTAAATAGTCTGCTTGGTCCGCTACTACTCTACCCACATAAAACAAAGAGCCGCCTCTATATACAACTATTGCGTACTTAGACTCCTCGCTATTGGCAATATTAATAAAAGCATTTCTCACGGTGTCGTTAGGCATAAGCCAATTAGTAGACACCCTAGACGGCCTTATATAATTTTCATAGTAGGTATTGCCTTGGCCTTGGCGCTCAATAGAGAAACCGTTACCAGCAAGCGTTAACTCTGTGGCGTCTTCTAGCGCTGTAAGTTTTTCTAGCAAACAGCTTGCGCCCTCTTGGTAGCCTCCAGCTGCGGTAACTCTTGCAGCATAAGTACTAGCTGCCACTGGTGCGCTAGTTCCTGTTGGGCCGTCCCAAAGTTCTACCCTATACTCTATATTTTGCGTGCTCAAAAAAGAGCCGTAGTAAATCCTAGCCACGTCGTGAGTCTTTGTTATACCGTTCTATTACTAGCGCTAAGTCGCGCCCGCTTATTGTTGTGCTGGCTACATAGCCCGCGCTGTCGCCAGTTCCTTTTAGCATGCCTTTAAGTTTGTCTAAAGGTGCTATAACTTCTGGGTTATTTCTGGCGTTAGGGTATTCACCTACCAAGCCCAAAGTAGGCCCGCTTACTATACCACCCTCGGCGAAAGCCGTAGGCTCTGGCCCTTTGTTAAGCATGCCTGTTATAATTGCAGAGCCCGCAATAAGCGCGACACCCGCCGCAGCTGCCGCTACTGGGTTCTTTAAAATAAACTCTTTAAAAGCTTTAGACGCTGTGGCAGTTGCTACCAACGCAGAACCAAAAGCCCGCATAAATTTAGCAACTGCTTTAAGCATGGACTTACCAAAGTCTTCAAAACTACCCACTTGCCCAGACATAATGCCGCCGAGCAAGTCGCCAAAACTGGTTAACCCTTCAACGGTTAAATTATTAAAAGCTTGGTTTACTCCCTCCATGGCTTCTACCATGCGCTCTTGGTACTCTTCGGCGTCTATTGCCTGCCGTAATTCAGAAGCGCGAAGCTCTCGCTCGGCCTCTGTCATTGCTACGGTGGTAGACTTTATAGGCCCGCTAATTGCTTGCGGGTTCAGCTTAGGCGTAGCCCTGTCTATTCCTTGCCTGTCAATAGAGTAATAACTGCTTACTCGCTCTTGGCCCTCCCTTTCTATTTTGGCCTGCTCTTCGTTAAACTTACGCTGCTTTGCAAGGCGCTTGTTATAAGCCTCTTGCTGCTGCTTTAAAGTTTCGGCTGCGCGTTCTGCTTGCTTAGCCGCCTCTTCTGTATTGTAATTGTCGCGCTCAATTTTTAAAACTAAAAGGGCTGTCTTAGTGTCGTCAATTATTTTGCCCCAGTTCTCTTTATTGTTTTTGCCAAAGTTGGCGCGAGCCTTTTGTAAAGTTATATTTAAGTTTTGCTCTTGCTTTGCAAAGGCGCCCAACTTGTCGCCCTTGGCTTCTAGTACTCTTATGTCTCGCTCGTTTGCTGCTATTGTTTTGTCGAGCGTATTATTTAAACCTTTAAGCGCGGCGTCGGCTGGAAAAATTGCGTCCTTTAATTTGTCAAAGTTTGCAATTAACGCACCCAAGCCAGCAATTACAACGCCTATTCCTATACTCATTAAGGCGGTTCTAAAGGCCAGAGTAGCCCCTGTCGCGCCTCCTGTTGCAATAGTATAGACTCTAGTAGCTGCTGTACTTATACCCATACGGACGGCGCTCTCTGCTTGCAATGCGTTTTGTATTGCTTGCACTCCATTTACTAAAGCTATGGCCCCTTGCAGTTTTACCATAGTTTTTTGTAAGTCTTCGCTCTCTACACCGCTTAACGCAAGCGCCCCCTCTACGGCACCAAAGGCACCAGCAACAGCTTGTATTCCACCCAGAACAGCGTCGAGTCTTCTGGTGTCGCTAGAGAAGTAGTTAACCTCAGCCCTAGCGTCGCCTATACTGTCTTTTATTTTACCCGCTTGCTTTACTATGTCATTGGCAGCAGCCGCGAACTCTGGGCCCAGTGCACGCGCTTCCATTGCTAATTGAGTCAACTGCTTTACAGTTGCCATAGTTGGGTTACGGGTTGCAATGCTTGCCAGTTTCTCTTCTATTTTCTTAGCAGCCTCGGCGGTCTCAGCCGTCATTTTATTGCCGCTGCTTTGTATTACTGCGATTGCGTCATTAAGCCCCTTACGGAGTTTCTCAATGTCCGCGCCAATTATTATATTTAGAGAGCGTGCCATTAACGAATATAATTAATAATAAAGTCCTGCGCTACATGGTAGACACCTGCAAAGCCTGCCTCGTCGTCGCTTAAGTGTACCTCACTGTCAAACTCAATAGCTTGACAGTAAACCCCGTTAAAGGTGCTAGGAAAACTAACGGCTTCTAAAGCATTGCGAACCGCAGCAGCTACAGCCGTAGCGCTAGCAAACGTAGTACCAAAACTACTAACCTGCACCCGCGCAAAGTCTGTGCGGCTGTGACTAGTATTCGTAGGGCTTGCTATAATGCTAACTAGGTTATAAGAAATAGCTGGAAAAGCTGACTCTTGCGGGATGCGCAAGGGGTTTAAGCGTGTACTAACTAAGGCCGTAAGCGCTGAGTTATTGCTTAATATGTTGTAGACTATTTTTATAGGTGCGCTCATGCCTTGGCGTCTGGGGTTAATTTGTCAAAGACATGCGAATATAACCTTAAGGCGTCCTCTATACTAATATAGTCTGGCTCTTCCCATGGAAAAGTTAACAAGCGTTTTGGCTCTATGGGTTTCTTTAGGTGCGGGGCCATAGAAGTAGCAACGGCCCAGCGCATTAATTCCCACTGGTTTCTATACTCTTGAGTCTGCGCATTACGCATGCCCTCAAGTTTTAAGCGCCAAAAGCGAGGGGTACATTTTAAAAACTCGCGCTCGCTTAGGTTAAGTTCGCCGTAGCTTATACGCTCAACACTGCGCCAAGTTAGCGGGGCGCTGTCGCCCTTGGCGTTTACTTTCCCTCTGGCTCGTCCGTACTAAAAAAGTCGGTAACGGCTTGCGTAAAGGCGTCTAGCGCAGGGCTCAACTCTGTAAACTTTGTAATAGAGGCGCCTAACTTTTGCACTGTTGCAAAGGGCGTCTTTTCTCCTTTGGCCTCGTAGCCCTCAAGTATTCCGTAGAAGGCGCAGCTTAGTGCAAAGTCCATGCTTTTAGCTAAGTCTTTTTGAAGGTTTAAGTCTGCGAAGGTTTCCATACCAGCCAACTGCATAACATTACGAAGGCTGTTCATGTTAAATAAAAGGGGATGACTAGCACCCCCTATTAAAATTTCTGTGCTCATAGGCACAAATATAAGACAAAAAGTATTAAGGCGAAACGGTGCCAATAGTCAAAGCGCCAGTACCTTGCAAGGTTCCTGTAAAAGTTGCTTTGTCGTTATTGGGTGCGCTCAAAGACAAACTGCTAAAGAAAGCAGAGCCTGTAAATTTTTCGTCTCCGCTTACATTGGTAGTCATAACAACGGTAACAGAAGTGCCAGCCAAAAGGTCTGTAAGCAAGTCTTTAAAAGACAAGCCGCTAGTACTTACTGAGCTGTCGCCTTCAAAAATGCCCTCGACGTTAAGAGTGTAGCCGTACTCGCCAGCAATAAACTCCTTAGCGCCTGCGCTGTCTTTGTTAGTTACGTCAATCATGTCCTTAGAAATGTCGACGCTGTGAGAAGTCGCGTTAGCGATTTTAGTTAAAGTGCCGCTGACATCCTTGTAGATGCTTATGAGCGTACCGTTTACTGGTCCAGTGGTTGCCATAGTTATTTATATATTAGTTTATTTTTCTTTGCTAAGTCGCGCAGTATTCCGTCTACGCCTTTAATTATATTCTCTGTCACTTGGGTTGCGTTAGCGTCAACAGCGCGCTGCATAAAACGAACTGGTGCAATGTTACCAGTATAGCGGCCAGTACTTGACTGTATACGCGCTACCGTTCCATATTCAAACATGGCACCCAAGTAGCTATTATAGTACTCTTTACGCAAGCCTATTAAAGCCTTGTCTAGGTTGCTGCTGTCTTTGCTTTTAATAAACCCAATAGAGTCGCGCAAGTCCCCAGTGTCAGAAGGCACCAAACTTTTAGCAGTCGCTATAATTGGCTCGCTGTTTTTTTGTATAACGTCTTGCAACTTGGGGCTTTTAATTTCTACCCCCATAGCATGCAAAGACTGTAATACTTCGGCCATATTTTCTAACTGCTCTTTTGCCATTATTGGGTTAATTCGGTTTGCAATTTCAAATATAAGTTGCGCTGTAAATTGGCTATGTTAACAATGTTATGCGTGCCGCTGTCGTCTACTACTCTATGCTTAACACCTACGGCAGAATTATAGCGAATAGTATAAAACACAATTTGTTTATGTTCTCTGCGGTCCGCGTTTACATTCTCGCTGCCGCTCTCCTGCTCTACGCGCTGAGCCCATGCCGTAGCGTACTCGGTCCAAGTTTGCAGCTTCTCCCCTGTATTGGTGTCTATTGTTTCCGTGTAGCTTTGCAAACTTACTAGCACGTCCATTAAGCCCGCGTTCATTATACTAGTATTTGTATTTTATAAGCGTCTAACAAGTAGTGAAACCCGTAGCTCATTTCGCTAGAAATAGTGCCCGTAATAATTGCCTGCCTATTGTCGTAGTATTGAGCCACCAACAAAAGCGCAGCGTGCTTAATAGTCGCTGGAAAAATAGTGTCTGGTTCTACGCTGCTAGTGCCAACTGGGTTAAAGCCCTCTGTAATTTCAACAATATATTTTATACTGTCGTCAGTTACTTGCGTCGGTGCGGTTTCTATAAATACGTTACGGCTAAATAAACCCATTGGCTCTGGGCTCGCTATCCAGTCGGCCGCGTCGTAAGCAGTCACCACGTTAGACTCGTTAACATAGTACACACCACCAACAGCTAAACAGCGCGTATTTAAACGCAAGTAATTGCCGCTTGGTATGTTGGTACCGTTAAGAGGGTTAACTAAAGCTGGCTGGCCTGTAAAGCCGTCGAAGCCATAGCGTGCCGTAGCCTTTCTAATTGAGTAGCCTAAGTAATTACTGCAAGCCTCAATAGCCATAGCAATAAGCCCACTTATATAAGAGTCGTCCGAGCTAGCGGTAACTCTTAAATGAGTCTTAGCGTCGGCCAAACTTAAGTAGTCTGTGGCTGCGTTTGTGTAGGCGGTATAATGTCTTGAGACTAACATAGTTTTTACTCAGCGTCTAGCTCAGTTTCTGGGTTTACTGGTTTTACTTTTTTGCTAGTCTTGCTAGGGGTAAGCGCTAAAATTTCTTCTGCCATTCCAGCCTCTATTAAAAGCATAGCCTGCTTAGTTTCCATAATAGCCTCGTCTCCAGCGTTATAGCTGAGGTTGAATTTTCCTGTTGGGTTTGCAATAAACTTAATCTTCATTTAGCCCAAGGGCCGTGCAGTCAAGACGGCCCTTAGCACTTGGAACTTTTACGACCCCAAGCGGTCAAGCTATTAGGCTACGATGTCCTTACAAACTGCGAAAGCAGTAGGCTGCAACAAGTTGCAATCCATGTAAGCGTTAAGCACAACGTTAGTCAAGCCAGCAGTAGCGCCAGAATATGGGTCTACTGTGAGTTCTAATCCGCCAAAAGAGGCAATCGCCATCTTCGAGAAGTCGCCAAAAATCATAGCAGACAAGGTGCTAGAAGTACCTTTAGACAAGTTAGAAGGCACCAAAGTTGAAGTAGCTACAGGGTAGCCGTTCAAGTCCATACCGCCAGCAGGCCAAATAAAGTTACCTTCAACGCCAGAAGACTGTCTAGGAATGGTTTGCAAAGCGGCTTTTACTTTAGGGTTAGTCAAGTAAGCAACGCCCTCACCGTTAGCATTTTCTACGGCCTTCATCAAGTTAACAACGTCGGCCCATACTGGCGCAATTCCGTTAGCGTTAGTGCTGTTAGAACTTGCACCACCAGCAAAAGTTACGTTAACCGCGCTATTAGCAATAATACCCACAGGCTCGTTAGAACCTCCGCCTTTAATAGCAGCAGTTTCCAAAGATTGAGCCATTGCATTAAGCAACCAGTTACGCACGTAAGCGTCAATAGAGTTGCTAGACTGCAACAACAACTGATTTGAAACTTGAATGTAAGCGGCCAAACGCTTAGGGCTAAAGGTTACCTTAGAGAAAGCGGGGCTCTTTTCAGTAGCTGAACCGTTTTCAGTATTCCATCCAGCGCTAGGTACAGTTGAAGCTGTTGGCATGTCCAAGTTACCCACCAAGCCAGACAACTGCTGTACACCCAAACCGCGCAAAACAGTCTTAGGCAACAATACGTCAATAATAGAGCCTACGTTAGTCTGAACGTTAACGCCACCTTCAGAGCCAGAAGTTCCGCCAGTAACTGACATGTCACGTTTGAAAACTTCAGAAGGGATTTTAATTGAATGAGCAGAAACAGAAACTCCTGAGCGCTGGAACTCGTCGCCACCAATTTTTGAAAATTCGCCCTCAACACCTTCGCGGCGTCCAGTAACGGCCATTTCAATAGCGCGCTTAAAGCTATACTCTTTAGCCATTTCTGACTTTTCTTTTTCCTCGCTGCGGCTAGCAACGTGGCCAGCGGCTTGAGCTGCCAAGTTTTGCAACTTCTCAAGAGTTTCAACTTCAGCCTTAATAGCACCAAGGCGAGCCTCGATTTCAGCCAAGCGGTTAGTTTCAGAGTCAGCCATAGAGCGAGCCTCTTTTTCAATCACAGTTTGCAGAGTAGACAACTCGCCCAACAGGCGGCCGCGCTCTTCTTTCAATGCTTTAATTTTATTCATGGTTTTTGTTTTTTGTTTTATAAGTTTTGGTAACGCAATAAGGCCAAGCGCAAAACGTCGGCAGAGGCTTGGCTTCTCTTAGCCGCTTCTATTTCTTGCTCTTCGTCGCGCATAGCTGCAATGCTGCGAGCGTCCGCTTCAGTGTCAGCATAAGCGGGGTAAGTTACTGGGCTAACGTCGTATAGGTCCTCGATTACAGTAATAACTCGCTTGCCCATATTGCCGTACTTTTCCGAGGTACTCCAAGACTGCTCTTTAATAGTAAAGGCAAAGCTGCTCTGCGTAATGTCGCCGCGCATGATAGAACGCACAACGCTCATATGGGTAGGGTTCTCATAGTCGGGTACCCAAGTATACTCTAAATTGCCGTCAGCATTTACAAACACTTTGCAGGTGTCTGCTTTGGTGCGGCCTAGTATTAACTCGGCTTCGTGGTTAAACAAGCAGCGAATGTCATACTCTTTACTTAAAGCATAGTCAAAAGCCCCAGCGTTTATAACTTCCTCGAAATAACCTAAGTCGGTCACTGAGTTAATAACAGCAGCAATTCCGCCAATTTCTTTAGGCATGTTCTCACCGTCTGCTCTTGCTATTACGGTGCCTGTAAAGGTTCGCTTCTCTTGTTTCATTAGATTACTTCTGTATTATTAGTGCCCTCTGGGTTATTGTTTTTGTCGGCGGTGCTCATAAGCTGCGCTATTTTGGCGTCCATGTATTCGTTAATTTTACTAGAAGGCATTAAGTTACTTTCTATTAGGTACTCGTCGCCACCGTCAAAGCCGTTAGCGTCCTCAAACATGCGGGCTTCATTACGCGAGAGCCAGCCGCCACGGATGCCTTTATTATAATAGTCTGCGCGCTCATTGGCGGAGGCCCTCAAAAGTGAGTTAAAGTTAAATTTAAAGTAATAGGTTAGTTTGTCATTCTCTGTTAACAGCTTGCGGGCAAGTTCCTGCTCTATGTTAATAGCATAAGACGCCAAGGTACGGGCGTAAAAGTCTTGGTACTCTTGCTCGACGCTAGACTTAATACCGTCTTTAGCGCCAATCATAGAAGCGGGCACCCCGAAAATACGGGCGATTTCTTCAGCCGAAAATTTGCGGGTTTCCAAATACTGCGCCTCCTCTGGGCTAAGGCTGAGCTTCTCCATTTTAATACCATTCGGCAAAACAGTAGAACGGCTCGCCCCGTCTATAACGTCGTCTAAACTTTTCTTTAAAGGTACCGCTTGCTCTGGCTTAATTTGTGCGTCACTGGTAAGCAAAAACTTAAGCACTCCGTTTTTATAAACGCCCGCGCTCTGGCTAATTGCTGCCAAGTCAATACCTAAAGTTTCAGCGTGCACCACAATAGGAGAAAGCCCTACTAGTGGGTCATCGCCACAAAGCCCTTTAAAGTGCAGCATGTCGGCAGCTGGCACAATATTAGGAAAGCCTTTTAAGTTAATTTTGTAGAACAGTTGCCCGTCC